ACCGGGCCGTCGGTCGGGAGCAGCTCCGAGCGGGCATTCGCCTGGAAGCGCAGGACCGCTTCGAGCAGCAGGGGGTGGCGAACCTTGCTCATGCCCTCCACCGGCGCGCCGTCCGCCCCACCGCCCACATTGGGCACCTCGATCTTGAGACCGAGCAGTTTCACGCCCAGCGCGCGGTCCTCGATCCACTCCTGCCGCGAGGTCAAATCATCTTCAATACCCTGCAGCAGATCCTCGGTGATGCGGGAGAGCTCGTCCTGGCCGATCTTCTCGGCGAGATTGCCGAACCATTCGACCGGCCCATCATTGGCCGGGTTCACGTTGCCGAGCGGCTTGCCGTCGAGTGAGACCGTGATCGCGCCGTCACCGTGGGTGATTCTGAGGATATTCCCGCTGTCGTCGATGTCGGGGCTGTCGGCCTGGTCGTCCTGCACATCGACAATGACCTTGGCGGCATTCGGCAGTTCCGGATCGGGCTGCCCGACGATCCGCAGGTTGGCGTTGTGCATGCCGGCGAGGCCGCTCATGGGATTTCCCCGTACCGCATGAGACTCAGTGCTACTTCTGCGGTCGAGGGGAATTGCGCCAGCGGATTGACATCGCAATCGGCTGAGCCTGCCCGGCAATTGTCACAGCAATCTCGGTCACTGACGTAGGTGCGCCATAGTTCCCGAATGTGAATTGCCCTCCCCCGTGCCCGCCAGTCGTCGGAAAGGCCCACGGTAATCACTTTTTCGCCTTTTCGCGCTTTGCCTTTTCGCTGCGCGCCCATTTCGAGGCAAACAGGGTGAACAAATACGGATCGCGCGAGCAGATGGCCATATCCGCAACTGACTCGGGGCTGCTGAGGATACGCATGCCGGCGACTTCGCCGCCCTCCTTAAACCCCTTCTGCAGCAGCGCAAGCCGCAGCGGACCGTTCACGTGAATCACGGTCGGCGGAAATCCGCACAAGCGCTCATACCCCGCGCGCGCCTCGATGATGCGCCGGATCAGGTCCTGATACGGATCGGTGGCGAGGTCCGGGGCGGTCATGACGCGGCTCACGGCGGATATGTCCGAGCGTATGCAACGGCTGATTCAGCCAGACGTAATGCCTCTTTCACGGCGCCCATCCCAGAGAACCTGAATGTTTCGTCGCCGCGCTCAAGGATTATCACGCCCGTATCGAAGCTTGCCTCGCGGACTGTGAAGCCGAGCTCTTTGGCGACTTCGGCGGGGGTCATGCGATCTTCGCCTTCGGAACCGATGACCCGACGCCGGGTATCTGACGCCCGAACTCGTGCACGAACAGATCCATGCCCTTCAAGGCCGCCGAATCATCCGAATCGGCCGCAATCGGGTAGACGCGCCGGTGAGCATGCGGGAATTCGCCCGTCACCGTCACCTGAAAGACATACGGACGCTGCGCCCGGCTGACCAGCTTCACGGCCGCCTTGCAGCGAGGGGTGGCGTTATCGAGCGTGAGGATCACGGGCTGATGCTACGATTTGGACTCCGTTTGCGCAAATTCAGGAGGTTGGGTGCTCGAATTACCGCCGAACTTTGACCGCGAGGCCCAGCTGATCGACCTCAGCCGGGCGGATTGCGAAGAGAGCCTGTACGAATTCACCCGGTCTGGCTTCCAGTATATCGATCCGGCGCCTTGGATTGACTCATGGGCGATTGAGGCCGTGTGCGAGCACTTGGAGGCTGTGGCCTACGGCGAGGTTCGCAAGCTCATCCTGAACATCTCACCACGGTGCCTCAAGACGATCACAACGTGCGTTGCCTTCCCCGCCTGGGTCTGGGCGCAAGTCGCACCCGGACCCACCGTTGGAGCGGCGGTGAGCTTCCTATGTGGCTCCTACAACCGCGACCTGTCGATGGATGCGACCGTCAAGTGCCGTCAGTTGATCAGCTCTCAGTGGTATCAGGATCGGTGGGCGGCGCGATTCGCACTGTCGGACGTGCAGGCCACCAAGCAACTGTTTGTCAACGACAAGGGCGGGCGGTATCTGAGTACGTCGGTGTCCGGTGGAACCCTAGGTCGCGGCGCTGACATCATCATCGCGGATGACTTGAACGACGCTCAGGACGCGCTATCTGAAGCGAGCCTCGAAGGGACTTTAAGCTATTGGAACACTGTCCTGCGCACCCGGTTGAACAATCCGAAGACCGGCGCCTTTATCGTGATTCAACAGCGCCTGGCTGAAAATGACGTGACGGGTCACATCCTGGAGAAGAATGCGGAAGACTGGGTGCACGTCATGATTCCGATGCGATACGAGCCCGAGCGCTCGTATCACACCGTCATCGGCTGGAAAGATCCGCGCACGGAACCGGGCGAGTTGATGTGGCCTGAACGGTTCGGCGAGGCCGAAGTCAAATCGTTGGAGACGGATCTGGGGCCGTGGGCGGCCTGCGGGCAGCTCCAGCAGCGACCTGAGCCCAAGGGCGGCGGCATCATCAAGCGCGAGTGGTGGAAGTTATGGGAGCACGACTCCTACCCGCCGATGGACTTCGTGTTAGCCACGCTCGACACGGCCTATACCGAAGATCAGATGAACGACCCGTCCGGCATGATCATCTGGGGCATTTTCTCGGGCGATGTGAAGGCGCCATCGACCATGATGACAGCTCCGGTTGGCAGCAGTCCCGATGCCGACCGCAAGCCGTACCGCATGAATTCAACTTACTCCGAATTTGCCCCGCACGTGATGTGCATGTACGGCTGGACTGCACGCTTGGAACTGCACGACCTGGTGGAGAAGGCCGTACAGACCTGTATCAAGCTGAAGGTGGATCTACTCATGATCGAGAACAAGGCCTCCGGTATCAGCGTGTCGCAGGAGATCCGGCGCCTGTATTGGCGCGAGCGCTTCGGCGTGGAGTTATTCGACCCGAAGAGTCAGGACAAGGTGGCGCGGCTCTACAGCGTGCAGCATTTGTTCGCCGAAGGCATCATCTATGGACCTGATCGGCCGTGGATGGAAGCCATCATCACGCAGGTAGGAGCCTTTCCACGGGGTAAACATGACGAGTTTGCCGATCTCACCTCCATGGGCCTGCGCAAGCTGCGCGATATGGGCTTACTCGTCAGGCAGCCGGAGCGCGAGGCCGAGAATGAGTCGGCTAAGATTTATCCGAGGGGGCAGGACGCGCCGTTGTATCCTGTTTAATTGCGTCACGCGGCACATGTTCAACTTTGCCATCGGCCGTGAAGCGCATATAGCCAGTGCCGCGAAGGTGCGCATCAGTGGCAGCTTTCTCGATTTCACCGCCATCACGAACAGCAGTCCTTGCCTGCTCCACATGACGATGAGGGGTCGCTCGGCAATGACGCTCACGGCCACATCCCCAACTTCACCAACCGCCGTACCGCCGCGGACACGCTGCGCCGCTCCCACGGCCTGTCTTTCGCTGACATCTGCCGCCCCTCATTCAGAATCTCTGCCGCTCGCTCGTACGTCTTTCCCTCAGCCATCGCCACGATCAAGTGAGGCCGCACCGATTTCGCAAACTCATCCGCTCTCGCTGACAGAGCAGCACCGGCCGCCGCCAACTGTTGCTCGCTCGGCTTGCGCGCCGCGCCGCCCAACAAAGTCCCTCGCGCTTTCGCAGCAGCGAGCCCAGCCTTCGTACGTTGGCTGATAAATCGCCGCTCCTGCTCCGCCATCACAGCGTACATGTGGAGCATGAATGGGTCCTCCTGCCGACCCCACTGCGTCACGATAAACTCGATGCGCTTAACCATCAGCCCCGAGATGAAATGCACATCGCGACTCAACCGATCCAACTTCGACACCAGTATCGGCATCTTCATCTTTCGCGCCTGCTTGAGAGCGGCGTCGAGCTGGGGGCGGCGGTCCAGCGCATCCGCACCTTTGCCGGTCTCCACCTCCGTGTACCACTGCGCAATCGTCATGCCTTCGCGGCGCGTGAACTCGGTGATGGCCTCGCGTTGCGCATCCATACCTAAGCCGTCGATGCCCTGCTCTTGAGTTGAGACGCGGCAGTAGCCGAGGACGTTCATGGCCGGTAAAACAAACACTGCGTTCCGTGATGCGGTCCCGGCCTGCGCCCCAATTCGCTGGCAGGGTCCGCATAGGGGCACATGCACGTCGCCCCGACACTTTGGGCGAGAGTCAGTGTTTCGTCATCCAGGATCGGCCTCTTTGTGTCGGGACGCGCCGCCACCAACGGATTGTCGAGGCGCAGGATCGATTCTTGCAACGTCTTCGTCACCAACTCCAGGCGCCCTGCGACTGATGCCAACATCATCGCCTCGTTGCCCGGTATCACGTGTTTGGTCGCCACTGCCAAGTCTGACAGGTCCAGCAGATAGGGGCGCAGAAGAGCTGCCAACTGTTCGTTGGTCATGGTGTATCACCGTCGCACGAGTGGCCCGAGTCCGCGTCATACAGCGCGCCGCAACTGCCGCAGGAATCGACCGGAATATCCTTGGCCTCGAGCTCCTTGCAAGCCTGTTGACATTCCTCCAGTGTCATCGGAATCACTTGCACGAGGCCACCGTCTTCGCTGATGGGAAGCCATAGCGATTCCTGGGGCGTACCGCAAACAGCTTCGGGGTGATATTTCATGGCGATGTTGTGTATGTCGTTGCGGCGCTCAGGACCGGTCTCGCGGAGGACCCATCGGCCAGAAAGGGGGGGGCACCCCCTGATTTTTGCCTAATAGGTTGCGGGAGCGGACTCACCGCGCTAGGCAAGATGTTTCGTTGTCGCCCCGAGGCCCAGCTCGGTGATGCTTCGCGCGGTGAGTCCATGTGCGTACTGTCTCACGCATCGGCTCACATGTCAACAATCTCGATGCCCATCGATATCATCGACTCTCAATAGTATCCGCTCGTACTTCTATACTATCTTCAACACTATCAACCACTTGCGCATCACCCAACCCCGCAGGCAAAGCAGTTCCACGTGAAACCTCGGCAGGCTGCTGCTCCAGGAGAGCCGGATCGGACTGCGCCAGCATCAGCCGCAGCTGCTCGCGCTGCTCCGCGGTGAGCTGCGAGCTGTCGAGGATGCGTGGCGGCCCGCTGTTGGGCTTCACGATCTCCTGCCGTGACAGCTTCGGGATGTGGTACTCGATCAGCTTGATGTACAGGTCAATGGCCTTGGCTGGATTCTTCCTGGCGACGCGAGCCAACCAACCATCGACTTTCCCCGCGTTCCTCTCCGCGATCATGCCTACGGCTAGCCGTACGTCGCGCGTCGTGTGGTTTATCTCGCCTTTCTTGCGCCCTCGGCCTGCTGCAGGCGGCTTCTTCCGCGCCGGTTTAACGGCACTCTCAGTGGCAGTCACCAGATAACCTCAGCATTTAGTTGTGCCACAATGGAATCTTCACGCGACCTTATCTCTTTGAGTTCCAAGGGTTTTCCCGGTACGTAATGCAAAGTCCTCCTTGAGGGCCTGTGCGTATTGCGGTGAGCCTGGATGCTGAGTGACGAGAATGCGCGCGAGCCACGCGGCCTCCAGATCGCGCAGCGCCGACTCCGAGTCTGTAGCAAACCGTTCATCCCAATGTCGAACACTGCGCCAGAATTCCTCCGCGAAGCGCGCTTTGTCCTGCGGCCTGTCGCCCTCCGTCAGCCGATCCAATTCGCGCTGCAGGGCCGCTCGTAGGTCCGACGTCACGGTGGCGCTTGCTCCCGTGCAATGTCCGCGACCTGCTCCACCGTCAGACCCCGAGCGGGCATCGTCCGCACGATCTCGGCCGGGCTCGAGCCGGACTGCAGCATAGCCAGCACCGTCCGTTTCAGGATCTCGGCTTCGGACTCCACCGTCCCTATTTCACCGTTCCGACTGGCGCCCAAAAGATCTGCCGCGCTCGCCGGCTTGCCCCTGTCTCGGCTACTGGCTCGCGCGCTCTTAGGATTTGGATTTGTATATGGAGATGGAGATGGAGATGGAAGCATCGATTTCGCATGGCCGTTCGCATCTGCGGTTGCATGTGCATTGGCATGTGCGTTCGTAGATGCGTTCGCATTGCTATCGTACTGACGTGCGCGCTCCCATCGGAGCTGGGCAGATGACCGCGCTTTCGCTGAGCGGTCCATGGATTCGGCGCGGTGCTGCTCGAGCCTTGTGTTCATGAGCCCCTTCTCGGTCTCGGTGAACTTCGCGCGCAGAGTGGTCCATACCTTCCTGAACTCAGGCGCCGACACTCCAATCAAACGCGCCAGTCGCACAGGATCATTGGGTAAGGGCCCGATCTCCCATGACAGGAAGAGTAAATCCGTGTACGCGCCCCGCTCCGCCAGCGAGAACTGTCTGGTTGCCGCTATGTAGTCGCGCACAAACCAAGGCAGCATGGGGAGCGATTGCCCAGTGGCCATCACGAGCCCTTGTCGATGCAGATGTAGCCGTCCATCGGTCTACTTCTGAACCTCTTGTGGCACGGCAACTTTGAAAAAGCCGAAGCCCTGCCACCGCAAGTCGTCCGCGAATCGATCATCGGGACCCGCCACATAAATGTGCGAATGACTGCCGCTCGAGAAGTTGCTCGGATTCTCCCGTTGCCGTAGTTGCTTCAGGCCATCCTGGTAAGTGCGCAACTGGCGCAACAGCTCACCAAAACTACGGATATGCGTTTTCACTTCGACGGACAGCGTCCAACTCACGCTGCGAAGCGCCTGAGCGGTGCGATCTACGTCCACGTAAGCGGCGCCGCTGATATGAACATCAATCCAACCGCCCGGCACCTTCTTTTCCAACTCAGGTCGGTATGTCGTACACCAGCGGCGCCCAGCCGGCACAGCACTCGGTCTGCTATATTCTTGGGGAGCCAGTCCCGCAACCTGCCTGCGCTCTCGTTGCTTCGCGGCAGCGGCATCAACAATGTCATTCAGTTTTATCAGCGCGGCTTCATGAGCATCGTGCAAGTCGTTCAGGATAGTCTGCGCTAACAGCGTTTGAACATTACGCGCTATCCACAACACTAACGCATCGTGTCCCGGAGTGGTCAGGTCATCATCCGAATAGCCAAGTGCTCGGCCGATACTCTTTGACGTGCGATTTTTTAGGTGCATGTTTCCTCTCCACATAGTTCCCTTGATGGTCGCGCGGCAGATGGCAGGGAAACGCCACTCTTCGGGAGCTACCCTAGCCGCACGAGTTTGGGAATCAATCACGCCGCAACCCGCTCGGGTGTTTGATGCCGCAGCGCCCAGTGTGCAATCAACAGCGCCTCAGCCCGAGCCTCGTGCTTGATCAAAGTCAACTCAGCCGCCGGGAACAGCAATCGCGCCCTATCCAGGGCGGCCCGTTTGGCAGCTCCCACCGCGCCAGATTTGCCACGCAAGCCGAGCGCATTCTTCCATTTGACCGGCGTCACTAACTCCAAGGGATAACCAAACGACTGCACTGTCGCCAAGATGCTGCCGAAGGTCACACCAAACGTGAAGACACCGGACACGCCTTGCTTGGGCATTGCGCTGACGCGCTCGACGACGAAGCGAATCGTGGCGCCGGGTGAGAGGATTTCGCGCAGCTTCAGGAACTGATCGCGCAGTTGCGTCGCGTCAATCCACGCGAGTGACTGATCGCGCATGACAGGCAAGTCCCACGCAGCGACGAATTCACCTTGCGTGTTGATCACACCCACCGCGCCGGTCAGTCCCGGATCGATGCCCACAATGACGCCGCTCACGTCGCTTCTCCGCCCTGCACCTCCTGCAGCGCGCTTCGAATGTCGCTCGCTTTGCCCTTGACCGTGGTCTCGCCCACCGTGATCGTGACATCCAGATCATCCTGAGCGGCACTGGGCGACTTCGCCGTCCAGCGAAAGTCGAAATACAACTGCCCCGTCGCCTGAATCAGGTGCTTCGCGTGCCGTACTTCCGGACTCGCATCCCCGTGACGTTGCGCCACTTCATCGAAGTAACCAATCTGATGATCATGTCGGCGGATGCGCAATTTCGGTCGCCCCAGAACGTCGACCTTCGGCTGCCCGCTCTCGTTGTCCAGCACGCGCGCGAGGTGCGTGAGCTCGTGATCCACCAACGCGTTCCTCTGTGGCTGCGATAGCGCCAGCCAATGGGCGCGATCGGCCACGATTACCGCATCCGCGACGCCTAGCGCGCGCTCACGAACCGGGGTGATACGGATCATCGCCTGCGCTAGATAGCCCTGATGTGTCAGCACTGGCTCGCCCGAGTCTTCATCGAATACGAATAGCGCCCCCACTTGGACGCCGATCAACTCGCCGTGGTGCTGGTAAATCACATTCGCAATGACCGGCTCCAAATCGCGAGCCAGCGAATAAGTTTTCATGGTAACTCCGTAGTTGTGCTGGATTTCGTTCCACGTGGAACACGCTTGACCGGAGGCTCGCCGTACACGCGCTCAAACGCTTGCGAGTACGTTTCGACTTTCCCGCCAGGACCCCGCCCACACACCGCCATTGCCAACTGCTCACGACGGATCACATGCCGCAGGCGCTCCTGTAATGTGGCGAACTGCCCCTCGCAATACACATCTGCGTTGGCTTGCTGCAGGCGGCGCAACAGCGAGTCCTCCCCCTTGACCGCGACTACGGCGAAGAGATCGGGTACGACAGGCGCTTCGGGCTCAGGCCGGTATTGCGGGCGCGGATTACGGGATACTTTACGCAAAGGTA